AATCATTATTGCTTGATTTTGATGTAATTCCTAATGCTATCACAGAGGCTATTAACCACGTTACAATGCGTAAAGCTGTTACTGATGTTAATAAGTTAATCTCTAATCGTGAACTACAAAACTACATTGTAGATAAATTTGGTGCAGACACCTACCAATTCTTACGAACTTGGGTTCGTGATAACTGGCAAGATGAACCAGCAAAAACAAACGATATTGATAGACTCATTCTTACATTGAAGAAAAATACAACAACAGCTGTTATGGTTGGGCGTGTATCAGTTGCCTTGCAGAATGCGTTGAATATTCCAGTAGCGTTTTATCGAATAGGCATAGGCAATACTATTAGAGCGGTTAATCATGCTGGGTTAGGGTTCTATGGACATGGGACTACAACTTATAACAACACTAGAGATTTTGTATTGGAACAATCAATCTTCATGCGTGAGCGTGTACAAACTTTAGATAAAGACTTGAAACAAGGTTTATCGATTGCTGGTAAAGGCTTACGTTTAGGTGATACAAATGTAGGTGGTTATAAGGTAGAACAACTTGCAAATGTTCGAGATGATATAAACCAAATGGGGTTTAGATTACTAACGGAAACAGACTTTGCTTTATCAATTCCAGTATGGAAGTTTGCATATGATCAAAAGCAAGCGGAACTTATCGGTAAAGAAGGTGTAAGTCCTGAATGGATAGAACAACAATCTATCGAGGCTGGCGATAGAGCAGTACGAGATATATTTGGTAGTGGTGATACAAAGGATGCTGCTGCTATTCAACGTTCACGGTCTATATTTACTCAATTATTCGTTCCGTTCTATTCCTACGCTAACACCTTGTACAACATCATCACAGAGGGTAACTATGCACGTAAGGATAATGGCGATTATGCAAGGTTTGTTAAAATGTTATGGTGGTCATTAGTAGCTCCAGCAATAGGCATGATGGCTTACAAATCTATGACAAATGGTGATGATGACAAACCAGAAGATTTGGCTAAGTCATTTATTGAAGAATTAGTCGCACAAGGTACTATGGGTGTACCAATCATCCGTGATATGTCAAATATGGCTATGAAATATATTCTAGGTGATAGACCATTTAATAAAGGCAATAACGTTATGGCTTTAAGCATTGTAGAGAAATTTTACGATGTTGGAAATGCTATTATGTCAGATAAAAAAGATGGTATTGATGTAGGTAGAAGTTTCAGTCAGTTAGCAAACAGAGCAACAGGGTTTAGTGATACTGTTACAGATGGACTATGGACATTAGCTAGATATGCGTTCACCGATACCGATGCAGCTATAGAAGATGTAATCATGGCTATCATGTTTGACCGCAGACTTAAAACTAAAAAAGATAAAAAGAAACATTGATAAATAAGGACTATCCATAATGGGTAGTCCTATTTATATACATTGAAAGGGGATGTTAAATTGACACCAGAAGTTTTGAAACCATCTGTAGTGTATCAATGCGATGGGGTAAATAAGAAGTTTATTTTCCCATATGATTTCGTGCAAATCGAGGATGTTAAACTAACTATCGTTGATGAAGATGGTACAGAGGCGGTACAAGTAGGGAACATCGATTATGACGAAAGCACCAAATCGGTAATTTACCCAGCGAATGGGGATGCACTAGCCGTAGGGCAAAAGGTTATCTTGGAACGTAAAACACCTATTTCACAAGATATGGACTTGCCGGACGAATATCCATTCGAGAACATCGAACACGCAACCGATAAGATCATACTCATCTTACAAGAGATGAAAGCAGAACTAGACCGCTCTTTAAAAATTCGAGTTGATAGCGATAAGAACGCAAATGAAGTTGCAAAAGATATTGTTGAGCGTTCTGTAAAGGCTGCTAATGATGCCATTAATGCTATGAATGTAATTTCTGAAAAGTCCGATAAGATTAATGCTAATGCAGATATAATCAACCGATTGGGCGAAGAGATTAAAACAATAGCATCGACTGTTGACGATAAATTGGCAACCGCTAATACGGCACTTAACACATCCTCTACTAATGTTGCTACGGCAGAACGATTGGTGAGAGATGCAAAGGCTTATGCAGGTCAGACAACTGTTGATAAACGAGATATTAATAATCTTGTAGACCAAGCTAAGACTTTAAAGAATGATATTGATAACAAACAAACATCCATTACAAGCAACGCTATCAAGGCAGCTGATGCTGCTAAACGTGCAGAAGTCGCAGCAAGTAAAGCGGAACAAATCGCCTTGCCTAATGGCGGTGGTTTGATTACAAAAACCGAAGCCGATACAAAGTTTATTCCTAAAGATAGCTTGTACGGCATCGTTTCCGTAAAAGACTTTGGGGCAGTTGGTGATGGTGTAGCAGATGATACCGCAGCATTTAAACGTGCTAATGACAATCTTAAAAATAAGATATTGTTAGTACCTAATGGCATCTACAAAATTAATGAACATCTAACTTTCAATACTGTTGATAGTGTCATGGATATGGGTACATACAACAATGTAAAGCCATTTTATCCTACTGAAACACCAATGTTAAAAGGTTCATCTAATATTGCCTTTGTGAAAAATATTCAATACGGCGATGAGGTCAACCAATGTCAAGGTTTTACCTACAACGATAAAAAGAATGTGTTTGTATTAGCATGTATTAATGGTGATGGCACTAATCAAGTGTTATATGAACTCAATTCATCCACGTTTGAGATTGTAGGCACTTACAAATTTAATGACCCTGATAAGATGGGTCATTGTAATACTATGTGCTACAACAAGAACACTAATAAGATTTATCTTGCAAACGGCTTGAAAAATGGTAACAACTTAACAGTACTTAACGCAGATACAATGCAATATGAACGTACTATCACATTGAATGAACGTGTATTTAATATTGGATATGACCCAATCACACGAACTTATGTGAGCATCGTACCTATTAGCGGTCAACAACGATTACGAGAAATCAACTTATACAACGATGATTTCAAGAAACTAAAAACATATCAAGTCGATTATGAATATGATGATTTCAATAACAATGGTGCTTTCATGTTGAATGGTTGCATCATGAGTGCAACGCTTGGGAGCTTGGTAGAATGTACACCATTTGGCACAGTTAAACAGATTATTGAAATCAATAGAACTACTGAAATCGAAGATATAGCTTATTACAACGGCAAATTCTATTTTGCGGTTTTAACAGAAAAACCAAACAAGCGACACCAAGTTGATATTTATGTTGGTGATCCAAATAAAGACTATCAAAACTCTATCAATACTGCACGATTGGCAACGCTTGATTACCTTAAACTAACAGGCGGTACATTAAATGGCGCACTTAAAATGGCTAATAACATTTTGATTGAGGGTTATAAACCTGATGGTCATGGTGTTGGTATGGCTAAAGTGTCTACCGCTGGTAACGTAGAACTTGGCGATAACTCCGTTAATACGTTTATTAAAGGTAAGGAGTTTAAACACTATGATGGTACAGATAGTTTCACAGTACTTACCACAAAACATTATGGAACGGCTATTTATAAGAAAAAAGATGTGGATGATAACTTTGTTAAGAAAACAGAAGTAGACCAGTTAGGTTTTCCATATTCTAAAATTGAAACGGCAACAGATTGGAACACATTCACAGAACAAGGTGCTATTGAAATCAACTTTGATGGTGGTGCTAATAATCCACCACGTTCGCATAAACAAGGTATGTTAATTGTAATGAATTTTGGCAAAGGTAAGATGATAGACCAAACATTCCATGCGTTCAATGGTGAAACATACCACAGAATGTTTATGGCGAATACCTGGAAGAGCTGGGGCAGAGTACAAACATCTTTGAATAGCCGATTGAAATTGTGGAATGCTAATGGTGGAAACGAGGTGTATGTTGAATAATGCCTAACTTAAAAGTTAAGAAAGGGAACGATACGCTAACCTTTGGACTGACTGATAATTTGCGTGATGTAGGCGAAAAGCGACTACCAGTAGTTATTAATGGTAAAACATACTATGCACGATTGGGGGCGGATAAAACCGCCCTTGCGGTGCAACGTACATCGAATGGTAGCAAGAGTTATGTTCAAACTAACCCTGTGTCATTTACTACTTGGAATTGGCAAAAGTACCCTACAGATATTAGAGGTACAGAAAAAATGTTTGTGTACTTGCCTAAAGGTAGATATAGAGCGACTGTTAGTTATAGAGAGAGTGTTTATAATGCTGAACACGTTAATGATTTTACAATTAATACCTCAATGGATGTTGAGGTAAATGTAAGGACTGAAAATTTGTACCAACCTATTATGAAAGTATACTTTAATATTCATGGGTGGAGTGGTGATTTTGGGATAAAAAATGATAAATTTACTATAAAAATCGAACGAATTGGGGAGTAAGAATGATTGAAGTTGTATTAGCACCTTTCATGGTTGAGGGATTTAACGTAGCAGAGGCAGTGCGAATTTCACTAGCCATATTTACAAGTGTTGTATTGGTATTTGTTGATACATTCTTGCGTGTCTTAGTTGAGGCACGCAATTTTAATTTGGCTACTAATAGAGAATTAACCATTAAGAATATGTTCCTTGCGATTATATGGCGAGGATGGGCGAGTGTTGAAGTTAATGGTAAGCAACGTAGATTTTTAGTAAGCGGAAAACTACGAGCAGATATGACTAAGAAATTAGTTAAGTCTTATCCTTGGTTATTCCTCTTATCATTCATCCTATTAACATTGCCGGATGTGGATATTCCTATGCTAGGTCGCATTGATGTGTTCTTGTCTACATTATTGTACTTAGTACCTATCATGGTTGAATTAGCATCTATTGTGGAGAATATGATTGAACTTGAATTTGTAGAAAGTGCATGGTTTCAACGTGCAATGAGTTTGGTTAAAGAGTTGATAGCGTTCGTTAAATCAATAAAGGATGCGATTAAATGAAAATTAATTATGAGGACACTATAACTTTAGTGGCACTTGCAGCCGCACTAATCATGACTATTTACTTAGAGCAAAAGGACTTGGCAAGCGTAATAGTTGGTGTATTAGGTGGTTATATAGGTGCTACTGGTGGTGTTAAGCGTTCCCAATATATGAATGGGGGCAGCAATGACAAAGAAAAGGAGTAATTACAATGGCTGAATTAGGACAGTTGAGTGCTGAATATGAAAGTAATGGTGATCCAGCGTGTGTATCTAGTGGCATCAATGATGCTGGCGGTATCTCTTATGGTACATATCAACTAGCAAGTAATTGTGGTAGTGTTGATGCATTTCTTGGATGGGGTTTGAAACAAGGTGGCTTTTACACCGACTACGCAAGAGCCTTGATTGATAGTGGAGAAATCAATTCTGATGGGTTCATTGCTAAATGGCAAGAATTAGGTACACTTGATGCGGTAGGCTTTGAAAAAATGCAGCATGACTATATTAAACATGCTTATTATGATGTAGCTTGCGAGCGATTGAAAATGAGTTTGTTTAATGTTGAAAAGCACTCTAATGTATTAAAAGATGTTATATGGAGTAGAGCGGTTCAATATGGTGTAGGTGAAATTGAAAATATGTTCCATGATGCATTGGTTGATATGGAGAAAAAATTAAATCAATATTTAGGTGCTAACATGGATAGCAATGGCGATTTAGTTACAAAAGATACCGACCATTTTAATTTGTCATATGTTGATGATAAGCGTTATGACTACGATTTAATAGCAAGCATATATGATACATGCATGAGTCCAGTTTGGAATAGTAGTGTATTAAGAGATAGCCTAAACAATCGATTTGCCGATGAGAAATTCAAAGCGTTAAAAATGCTAATGGAAGAGGTAGAGGGGGCATAGGTGAATGTTTTATCTACGTAAGGTACTAACTTATATCAAAACACACAAACGCACCGCACAGGTGCTAATTCCGATGCTAATATTTATGTTGGTGTGTATGGGGTGCTATCACATATACAAACAAAAACAGATTGAAAAGCCTATTGTAATTACGCAACAACAATCTAAATCACCTACAGAATTATCAAAAGCAATTCACGTTACAGAACAACAAGCACAAGAAGTTATTTCCATTAAGGAAAGAACTCAACCAGTAGCGACTTATTACACACAAGCACCTACAGTTGAAGTTGCTGCAGAAAAGGTTAAACAGGATATTGCACATAGCAACCCTAACTTACCTAAAGCAGCTACAGAAAAATCTGATAGAACCGCAGTAGTAGCTAACACAGATGAACAAAAGGTAGATGTGTACAAAATTAAGTTAGATAAACCACATAGTATATTAGCTGGTGTAACAGTAATGACTAATGGTGAGGTATACGAAACAGTAGGCTATGAGGATAAACGCTTTGAGGGGTTGGCGCACTTTAAAGGTTCAGAATTTAAAGGTACATCCGCATTAGTAAAAGTTGTGAGATGGTAGGTGATCCAAATATCTCCGAGTTGCACGGCTTGCAACAATCAACTGTTAGTTGACAGTTGGGATATATTGATTGAAAGGAAAACATTATGGCACAAGTGTTTATATTTGAGGGAAAAACACATCAATTCGCAGAAGATATTCAACCTAACCAAGATGGGTTATACATGGCAACTTTGGTAGACCAAGACAACGTGCGTTGTGAAATGTGGTTTGTTAATGGTGAATTGCACCGCTTAGTAGAACTAGATAAATAAACAAATTGAGGGTAGCGTAATTGCTACCCTCTTTTTTTATTGCCGTCAAAAATTCGTCAAAAAATGAATTTTAAATATTGGGTTTTGTGTAAGTGGTTTTAATAAACCATGATATAAAACTTTGATTATTACAACGTATTTTGAAATTTGAAATAAATTACAACGATATAACCTTTTATGATTGACAAGAATGTAGATACACCGCCAACTGTGGAAAATTTATATAAAGAAGGCTATCTTACAGAACATGTTAAAACTGCAAAAGATAAGGAATATACCATTACTTATGAAGCGGTTAATGGTGGTACTGCGAAGGCAGTTGTAGTTAAAGCCCCTGATGCACCTTAAACCTAAGCGCTATCTAGTATTTAGTACTTAATATTTAATACTTAATATTTAAGTCTTAATAGTTAATGTGCATGGATTGATGATTGGAATGTAGATTTTTATTTGCATATACATATGTAGTTATATTAATAGCTATACAGTAGTTATATTTACATTAATATATGTACAGTTGATTTTATGGAAGGACAAGGTATGAAAGGGACTCATTACGTTATAGCACTGATCGTGTATATAGCATCCATTGTATTGCCTATTATAATTTCATCACGAGCAATATCCTTTATTCACGTTGCTTTGTATGCTGTATTTTCACTCATCATCATAGCAGGTGCTACCATCGATATGCATTACTATATATTGCCTGATGAAGGGGCGTTAGTGCTTGTTTTAGGTGGTATCGTGTATAGCTTTATAAATGATAAGTCTATGCTTATAACGATTATAAGTGTTATGAGTGTAGGTGCTATTACATATGGACTTCGTCTTATGAGTTATAAAGGTTTTGGACTAGGCGATGTGAAATGGTTTTCTGCTATTGCCATGTGGCTTACGCCGTGGGAGATTGTATGTTTCTTTTACGTAGCCTTTTGTGTTGGTTCTCTCTATCTCTTACTAACAAGCTATCGTAATCGATACATTCCATTTGGTCCCTTTCTATGCTTTGGTGGTTGGTGTGCCTTACATGGCGGATCCTATATGGAGGTGTTGTACCAATGGTTAAGGCACAACCTATACATCATCAATACGGTTCTTTGTTAGCTGAGTGGATTATTGCAATTAGCTTATTTTTACTTCTTATTTCTATGTCTTTGCCCATTGTAACAACGCCTAGCCGCTATACTCTAAATGGAAGTACTGAAGAAGTAGTATATATGTTAAAAAAGGTTCAACTTTGGTCTATGCTTGGGCATAAGTCTAATGGAAAAGGGCGTATGTTATTCATATTAAATAAAGACAGCTATACCTTAGAGGAGGATGCTCATCATCATACAGTTAATATATCCTTACCTGCAGGGATTGAAAATGTACAACCCTTAACGGTTATCTCTTTTTCTTCTCTAGGATTACCTTATGATGGAACGGAACTTATTTTACGGGATCGAGAAAGTGGTGAGAGAAATCGTATATGGATATCTGTACAAACGGGACGTATTCGATGGGAAGAAGTACACTAAGGGCTTTATGTATGGAGATGCCCTAGTATCAACAGCTATTATTATGTTTATCTTGCCTGTTATATTATCTGTATTTTGGATGGCTACCTTAACAATCTATAAGGCTTACTATTGGGATCATATATTACAAGATACCATAACATATGTAGAAGAAAGTAAGTCTACGTATTATCAAACGGGACATATTCAAGAAGGTATACATAACTCTCAATTTATTATGAGTCCCAGTGAATCGATTACATATAAATCACATGTAGAGCCTATCGTAGAAAATGGCATTGTCCTACAACGATTAACTGTGCAGGCCATAGATAATGAATCTGTTGTGTATACCTTATCTCTCGACTTGGAGGAAATACGGTGAGGACTCATGATGCACAAAGAGGTTTTATTTTGTATTCCACATTCATCAGTATAACTATTTCTACTATCGTTTTAACGTTATTGTTAGGTATAGTTTTTTATGGGGTTATGTGGAATGCAAAATTTGTAGATAGCGTTTCTATGATGGAGGATGGTCGTTATACGCGGCGCATGGTGGTAGCTCAAATCATATGGAATCCTGTACCGATAACGGTAGAGAATCGAAATAGTACCTTATATATTCACGACACTAAGCGGACTACACTAACATTACAACGCTATGCTTTGTATAGAAAGCTTACAGATGGCAGTTTACAACCTGTTAGCGGCAGCCGTATTATCGGCACAAAGGATAAACGAAATGTTGGGTACACACAAGAACATCCATTTAGTATGGATGAGAGCGGAGTAGTCCATATGCGCTGGTATATTACGAATCGATTTACTGGTGATAAAAAATATACTGCTGGATATGGAGGCTTAGCTATATATGAAGTCGCTATAGGTCAAAGTAGTATATATGATTGGTATAAAGATAATGAGGAAACAAGTCATGAACATAGAAGCCCATAATGCTGGGTTTATTACATATGTAGCCATATTTACAATGTCCTTTTTATTAGTATTAGCCTTTATGGGATTGCGTATTGGTCAAATTTGTGAAAGTAATGCAGTAGATGAATTGCATTTAGAAGAGGCTCATTATGCAGCGCAAAGTGGAGCACATTGGTTTGTAGGCTACTGTAAGGCCGGTAATACATGGGACTTTCAAGGAAAGCTAATTGTAGCTGATGATGCGGATGTGGAAATTACTATTGAGGCCGATCCATCCCGTGAGAATCCTCGTCACGTTATGAGTTATGGAAAATTGAAACATCAGGAAATAGTAAGTCGTGTACATATGTATGTGGCAGTAGATACAGATCATACTATGCATGTTATGAAGATAAAACCATATTGAGGTGAATCTATGAAACGGAAAAAGAAAATACATACTGGTGTATGTATTACAGATGAACGTATTGTATGTGTGACAGCTCATGTAGAAAATAAAACGATGGTCATTACTGATGCATTGGAAATGAAACGCAGTGCATCTATTGATGAGGATGTTAGAAAATTTATAGAAATGTATGATTTAGATGATGGAGCTTACAGCATTGTAGCTAATATTGATACACAAATGCATGTAGCACCTTATGATCCTCACGATTTTGATATGAAGGAGTTCATCAAATGGAATGTAGAGGATTACTTTACCTTTGATGGCGACAGTTTCCAAATGGATGCATGTCGTCGGGAATATCCAAGGCATAATTACCATATGTTTATGGTTGCTGTAGAGCGTCATTCATTAGAACTTTTAAAACAAGGTATACGAGACACCTATGCACCGGTGGACGTAATCGATTTCTGGCCTATTCCTATTTGTTACAGCTTGATGCGGCGTAGTGGTACCGTGACTGGAGTCGTAGAAAAGGATCATCTACACTTATGGCTATGGTGGAATGATATATGTATTCAAGAACGGATTGTCCCTATTAGTAGCAGTGATGTATCAGAAGCTATGGAGGTACTAGAATCTAGATTGCAAGAATTTGGTGTAGATGAAATACAAGGGGTTAAGTTGTATGGGTTAGATCAATTAACCGATGAGGAACAAAAGGATATGGAAGCTATTATCTCTATATATGGAGAAACAGAGTATATTCCATTATTATTCTTAGGACGTGGTCGTAATCGATGTAAGCAAGGACAATTAGATTGGGATATGGCCATTGGTATGGCCGCAAGGGGGCTTAAATGGATTGGCTTGGGATGGTAGATATATTAATCTAATGCCTCGATCGTTACGTTGGCATAGTTTATGGCATAAATATCGTTATTATCTATATGGTATGAGTATTGTATACGGAATAGTAGGATTAATAGCAATTGGTTGTTGCTTGTCGAACTATGAACAATATAAGACTGAAAAGGCAGAACTATTGACGCTATTGGAAAATCCGCAGTATCAGTCAATTGAAAAACAGTATGAGGATATAGCATCAGTTAAAAATAAAATACTTAAGAATAGTTCGGGGAAAAATAAAAAACCTATTTTTCAAAATACTATCGTTTTATATGTCCTTGATATAGCTATGGAGCAAGGAATTAGTTTACAACACCTCAATATAAAAGATGAAAATATTAGTGTAGATGGTATAGGCCATAGTGATGAAGCATGCCGTAAATTTATAGCTAGTCTTCAACAAAGGTTAATTGGAATGGATTGTCATGGAACAGTTAAAGCAGATCAAGGTATATATACATTCCATATGGAAGGATCTAAAGGAGAGCACAACACATCCAGTAGAGAAGATAGTAATGATCATACTAGTGTGGGGTATCATCATTAGTATTTCACTATATGGGTATATTAACTTAAATCACAAAGCGACTCATTTGAAAGAACGACAAGAAAACTATGTTATCCAAATGCAGGCTAAGTCAGATTATATTGTATCTAAGGAAGCAAAATTACTAGCGTCTTTAAAAAAAAATAAGTTATCGAACACGAGTTCTAATACTAGTATTTTTGAGTCTTTGCAAGGAGAACCATTAATGATTGTTAGTACTGATGAGCATGAAGGGGTATTAGAGTTAAATGTATTAGGAAGTACAGAACGCCTTATCAACTGGATTAATACTGTTGAAGCAAAAGACCCTTCACGCCGTATAGAAATAGAGGACATAGAACGGAAAGGCAATGTAGTGTATGTACATTGTGCAGTAAAACCGACTATGAGGCCTTAATATATATTCTTATATAGTAATATTAATAGAGACAGATTATAGATCG